CTACTATGGGAGTGGACAGAATGTACGCGGTCAGCTAAAAGAGATCAAATTGAATTTTGGCAAACTGATCCAGGGCGGACGGCGCGCTACTACTTTGGTTGCTACTGCTACTGTCGCTGGTGCGACATTGGTCTATTCTGATCCTAATGGCGATGGGTGGAACACGCTGGCTACAATCACCGTGCCAACCGTTTTGACCGATGAGTGTGAAATCAAACTATTTTTTGCAAATAAGAATGGTTCTCAAGCGTGGCAAGTGCGCCCGTTGAAGTCTGTTTCTATCGCGGGCGGCGCAGTGACGATCACTGTGGACAGTTGGCTTTTGTTCGATCCTGAGGTGACAGGCGCGATCCCTACTGAAGAAGTGACTGCTATCGATGCTGGGGATGCTGATAATTATGTAACAAGTATTGAAGTCCGCCGTGAATATACTGACTATTCCCAGCCAAGCGCAGTGTTCTATTGGGAGCGCGAACCTAACAAGTTGGCGTTTCCTACAGTCTGCACGACCTGTGGCGGGATAGGTTGCGAGGCATGTTCCTTGATTTCTCAGGATGGATGTTTGCAGGTGCGTGATGTGGTAAGTGGACGGGCTGTGCCAGTGCCCGCAACATATGACTCCGATAATGAGATTTGGGAGAAAGCGGCGTGGACAGAATGTCGTGAACCTGACCAGGTGAAAGTTTGGTATCGTTCTGGCGAAGTATCGGAGGAAGGACTGCGCGGCGATTGCGATCAGCTTGATCCAGTTTTGGCGCGTAATATTGCGGTTTTAGCTACTGCGCGGATGTCAATGCGATTCCGTGCTTCGACTGCGGTCGCTGATTTTGTGGAATATTACAGGCGCGACCTGGCAGAATCTGGACAGAGTACGAACACGATCTTTACACCGCCTGAAATCTTAGTCAATCCGTTCGGCACGCGGCGCGGCGAGGTTGAGGTCTATCGCAATCTTTCAAAAGCGCGTGAGCGCGTGATGAATGTTGGAGCAGTTGCGGCATGAAACTAATCAAGTATGTAGACGAGAACGATGGTAAAACCAAGCAATCATTTATTACTGATGATATGTCCCATTACGATGTTGATAAGGGAATCCCATATAACCCACCAGACCTGTCCCGGATCGATTGGGGACTGGTAGAGAAAGAGTTACACAATCTATTACTTGAACGAGGGCTGATTACACTGCAAGATATCACTGAAAAAGGATTATCGAATGCGATCTTGCTTGTGGTTCAGCCAAAGATACAACAACTTTATAAAGAACACCCCACCGGATTCAGAAGAGTCGTCCCTCAAATGAACGGTCATAAGGAGAAACAATATGGCTAATACTCCGTTAATCAATTCCTTCACTCGTGTATTTCTGATCGATGGGCAAGCGCGTCCCGATCACACTCCAGAGTTCTTGAACTTCCTCAAGTTTGGCTCGTTCGAGCAAAGCTTTGGGAGTGTGAACCCTGTGTTTGAACCCAGTAAGAGCAAATACGGCGCGTTTGATCCAGTTGCAGAATTCCGCGATGCGGAGGAACGGCCAACAACCTCGATGGTCGGTCACTTTGCCAGAGAGGTCAAAAGCCGGATGCTCCAACTTGCACAGGCAGGCTGTAAATTCGATCTGCAAATGCATATTGGAGAATGTGAAAATCCTGGTATTTTCGATGACTTCCAAAAAGTCATGATTTTTGAAGGCGTGCTGATCGAATCCTATTCAACAGACGATATGGGCGCGCTGGAACCAGGAGAGCAGGGCAAGGTCGATGAAACAGGCGATATTTCCGCAACGCGGATGTATGAATATCTTCCTGTCGCGTTGGCAGAACGCAAACCAACTTTGGTCACGAATGAATTGATTGATGTGATCGTGTGCGATTCGGCTTCTTGTGGTAATTGCGAGACCGAATCTAATGGTTGTCAGCGGTTGATGGCTATCTCGAAAGCTGCTGGCGGTTCTCCATCCACTCCTGCGGACGTTGTGTTCTCGCTGGATGGCGGTAAAAACTGGTTAGCGCACGATATCGATACCCTTGGCGTTGCTGTTGATCCTTCCGGCATCGCTTGCGTAGGGACTTACGTGGTTGTGGTCGCGGCTACTGACGGTGATGCAATGCACATCGCTCTCATTAGTGAATTTACTGCAACTGACGATCCTTCTTTCACTCAGATCAATACTGGGTTCGTGACTGGAGGCGCGCCGCAAGATATTTGGTCTTTGGGGAACGTGGCTTACCTAGTTGGCAATGGCGGCTATATTTACAAGACCACTGATCCCGCATCTGGCGTGACTGTAATCGATGCTGGCGCAGCTACTATCAGCCAGTTGAATGCGGTTCACATGCTGTCTGAGGAATTTGGGGTAGCCGTTGGCAACGATGGTGTGATCTTGACCATCAACAATGACCTCGTTTCAGCGTTGGCTACTTCTCCTGTAGGAGTTGGCGTTGATCTCAACTGCGTGTGGGTCAAGAGTGAGACCGAATGGTTTGTTGGTTCTGCTGCTGGCGTGCTTTACTACACGCTTGACGGCGGCGCGACCTGGACTGAAAAGACATTGCCAGGAACTGCTCCAAGCACAGTTACTGACATCGCAATGGCTTCTGCCTCTGTGATGTACGTTGCAGCGACTGTTACAGATAAGGGTGAGATCTATGTTTCCATCAACGGTGGCGCATCTTTCATTCGCATGCCACAAGGGTCTGCAAACGCAATGCCCAATAACGATGGTATTAATGCTATCGCTGCTTGTGAGGAAGATGTTGATTTCCTCGTAGGCGTTGGATTGAATGCAGACGGTACAGACGGTTTCATTGTAGTAGGCAACGATTAACGACTAGGCAGTGTGCAGTGTTTCAAAAGCTGTAACGTAGAGCAGGTTGTTTGACGTAAATATAATTGAATATCAAACGTTTCCACATAGGAGATACAAATGGACATAACAGAAATTGCTGAGAAAGCAGTAATCGATACAGCGAAAGAGCAATCGAATAATGGGGTGGAGCAGGATGGGATCACAACCCTGAAGTCTGGTATCAGGGTGAGGTTCAAACCTGTTCCACCCTATACGATCAATGCGGTGCAAAGCAAGATCAAAGACCCTGTGGTTCCAATGGTTCCGCATACCGACGCGCCCAACGACCCCACCAAGAGAATTCCTAACCCAGTTCATCCTCACTATTTAGAGGAAAAGCGTAATGTACAGCAAAAACGCGTTGACGCTTCTATGAACGCAATGGTTCTGTTCGGGGTGGAGTTGGTTGACCCATTACCAGGAGATGATACATGGTTGAAGAATCTTATCTATCTTGATGTGATCGATGAAAAAGAGATATCTGCTATAGATGAGATTTCAAAAGAGCTGTATTACAAGAAATACGTAGTTCTCGATGGTGAAATGCTGGATCAACTGCGCAAACATGCAGGCGTGACGGAGGAACAAGTCGCTGCGGCGATGAAATCCTTTCGAGATGACGAGGAACGCGGAACCGATCCAGGATCACGCGCTGAGGCACAAAGTTGATCCTAATATCTCGCATACGCAAAGGTTTCTTGAGTTCGAGGCATGTGTTGAAGCCGGACTTGACCTGGAACGATGGGAAACTTTTGGATATAACACAGATTTCAAAGCATCTGTGATTGCTTGGTATATCCTGCGAGGACTCAAGAAAGTGCATACTGAAGATGCGATGAACCGCAAACTAGAAGCAGAGCGTAAGAGACGTAAATAATGGCGAACATCGAACCTGTAGGCGTAGAAGCAGTAGTTAAAGGTTATGCTGCATTCCTGACCAAATTGGGTCAGATGGATTCGGCTATTAACGGAGTTGGATTAGCCGGTAAGGGAGCGGCGGCAGGATTAGGTGTATTTAGTCTTGCATTAGGAGCATTAGTAGCGGGAGCAGTAGTAGTGGGAGCGGCAATTGCAGGAGCGGCGGTTGGTATTGGAATATTGGGAAAGGAATCCATTGAGACTGCTATTAGCGTTGAGTCTGCGTTTGCAGGAGTACTGAAATCCACAAATACTTTGGGTACGAACTTGTTCGATTTGACTGAAACGGGTAAACAAGTGTTTCAGCAATTTCGAGATTTAGCAAAAGAAGTTCCTCTTTCGTTAGAAGAGTTATCGAAAATTGGTATGTTGGGTGGGCAACTTGGAATTGCAGAGGATCAATTAGCTGGATTTACTGAAACTGTTGCTGCTCTTTCATTTTCTGCTGACTCGCTTTCTCTTGAAGAAGCCGCTTTAGGATTAAGCCGGTTTGGTATTGTGATGAGCAAAACGGGAGATGTAACCGCTGACGCATTTGAACGTATAGCTTCTACTATAGTATATGCAGGTAATAACCTTGGCGTGCTCGAAAGTGAGGTCTTGTTAACCGCACGCAATATTGCACAAACCGCATCATTAACAACTGCAACTGAAGCTGATGTTTTAGGATTTGCTACTGCGATTGCTAAAGCTGGTATTACAGCAGAAGCAGGTGGTTCTGCTATACAGGGCACGATGGCTAAAATCATTAAGGCTGTAGCGCTGGGAGGGGATTCACTAGACCAGTTTGCCTCAGTAGCTGGATTGTCTGCTGATGAGTTTGCGGCTTTGTGGAAAGAAGATGCTACTGAAGCTTTTGTACAGTTTGTTGAAGGATTACAAGAGCAAGGCGAAGATGCTATTATTGCATTAGATGAATTAGGGTTGGCGGATCGGCGTGTGACGCGTACTCTGTTGGGTATTTCAAAAGCTGGAGTAGATCTTCGTGATATTCTTGAACAAACTAATACTGCGTATGAAGAAAATACTGCTCTAACGCGTGAAGCTCAGATTCGATATGCCACATTTGAATCACAGTTAGAAATCACCAAGAACAAGTTCCGCGATATGGCGTTGACAATTGGGCTAGAATTATTGCCTATCTTTGGCGATTTGTTAGAGAATTTAGGGCCTCTTATTGACGCGATTGCAGAAGGACTAGGACCAGCGGCTGAAACTGTTGGAAAAGCGCTTCAGGAAAAATTTATACCTGCTTTAGAGGACTTGGCAGCAGCATTTGGATTAGATGAACTTACTCCTGAAGATGTAACACAATTTGTAAAAGATTTAGGACAAGGATTTGCTGATATCATAGATAATATTTCTAATGTAATTACTAAAATTGGTGAATTCATTGATATAACTAAAAAGGAAGGGTTATCTGCTGCCCTAGAAGATTTTGGAGTCTCTCCTGAAATCGCGGTTAGTTTTGAAAACTTGGCAACAAGTATAGGAAATATAAGTAGCAACATAGCAACATTTATTGAAGATCAGGGGCCAAAATTTGCAGAATGGTTCAAAGAGAATCAACCAGAAATAACTACAGGTGCAGGTTTGGTTGCAAAAGCATTTGAAACAATGGGTTATGCTCTTGATACTACAGTGCAGAACATTATTCTACCAACTTTAGATGATCTTATTAATGGCTTTCTTGGACTTGGAACTGGCATTCTTGCAACTTTATTTGGTGATCCTGAAGAAGCTAAGGAAGCACTCCGTCAATCTCAAGATGATTTTACTAAAGCAATAGTTGATTTTATTAGTGGGATTTTTGAATCTCTTTTTACAGATGAACAAAGCGCAGATATGCTTGCTCAACGGATTGTAGACATTTTTATGCTATCTATACATTATGTTTTAGAAGGAGTTCATCTCCCCTTTTTTACAGATATTGTGGATAAAGCAATAATTGATTTAAAAGAATTTGATCCCGCTAAAATAACAGATGTTATCCTTGGTTGGGTTGATAGTTTTCATAAAGCCGGAGAAAATCTTATCAAGGGTTTGTGGTATGGGATTAGACACTTTTTCAACGATGTGCTGCTTCCAGGGCTTGAAAGATTGGTGCAGCAAGCACTTGATCTTATTAACTTAGTTACTGGAACGCATTCTCCTTCTACTGAATTCGCTAAGATC